ACTACTGCCTGTTGCTTTTGCTTGTTCAACACCGACCATGCCGACTTCCATATCTCTTTTAAGAGCTTTGCCGACTTTAGCTAATTGATAAGCAAGTTCATCACCTCTACCTGCATTGTCAACTGATCTATCTGTACCAGATACGATAATTGCTTCTGCTGATATTTGTGTTCTATTGTTAAGACGATCCGTAGGACTAATTGCAGTTCCTCCGTAATCATCACCCTCTATTTGAAAGTTGTTTGCAGCAGCTCTTAATCCGTCTGTCTGCCATTCATGGAGAGTATTAGTAGCTGTACCTTTAGCTGCATTAGTCATAAAAGGCGTTTCAGTGGGAGAAATATTATAAATTACATCCGCTAAATCTTCTCTTATACCTACAGCATCATAGGTGTCAAATGTGTTGCTCGGTTGAGCCATCGTAACCTCCGATTAATTGTTTGATAACATGGCGGACAACACCTTTTGTGCGTCTTTCACATTACCAGATTTTTTCAATTGTTTCATGCGATCATTCACACGCAACTGCTTATCGGTAGAACGAGTATTGTTTTTACCCTCTGACGACACAACACGACTTATTGGTTTAACTTTTTTACCTTGTAAGTTTTTCTTTTCTAACAATTGATTATACTTCATAGCATCGTGTAGTGTTCTTACTGCACGATGATCAACAACCATGCTGACTTCTTGCTCTGTATAACCTTGCTTCATAGCAAACTCACTTATATCTTTCATTAACTTGGGAGCTTTTTTTTGATCACCAAATATAGGCATCGCTTCAATTAACTTCCCTCGTTCATTCTCGATATGATTTTGATAAATCCGTTCCTGCTCTTTTCTTTGTTCCTGTGCTAACTTCTGTTTTTCTTGCTGAATGTATAATTGCTGTTCTTTTTTGCGATCATATTCAGCTTTCTTCACAGCATAGTCTGTTGGATCAGTTTGAGCTAGTGTAACCCAATCAATGTTATCGTCAGTTTGTAAATTCTGTTCTACAACCTGAAGTTTTTGTGCGTATTCATCACGCATTTGTTTTACTGCTTCTTTGTCTTTGGAAACAGCATCCAGTTCAGAATCTAATGATCTTCTTTGGTTGCTAAGTTCCATCGTCTTTTTGGTATAGTCCGATCCTTTAGAGTAACCTTCCTTTAACTCATCCAAGCTGACTCTTTGAGATTTACCATTCACAGTAATATCAAATAGTTCTTGTTCGTTTTCCGTAGTGGTTTCTTCGTTATCAACTAAATCTTCATCCGAAATATCATCTACTGACAATTCATTATCTTGTTCAAGAGTGTCTTGTGCAGCTTCTTTTACTTCTTCTTTTGGCTGTTCTTCGCTTCTTGCAGTATTTATAAGATTGGCGAATGCCTGTTGTGTTTCCTGTATCGAATTGGTTGGTTTTGATACAGATTCCGCTTGGGGATTATCTGACATAAAACTCCTATTGTTTTTTGTTTAGTTTGCCTGTTTCCATCACAGACTTGATGTTCACTAAAAGTAGATCAAACATTTTACCCATGAGATAAATTTTTTCTCTACCTTCGGAATCTCGTGCAGGTGAATTTAAAAACTCACCATATAATTCTTGTTTTATTTGTTTAATTGCATCCTGAAATACAGGATTGTCTAAAATACTTTTTGCTAATTCTGTTCGTTGTTTTTCTTGCTCTGGTGTCATTAAATACCAGCATCCTCTCCAAACATTTGATCATATCTATCACGAGCTGCTTGGTTTTGTTGTTGGATCTGTTGATTGTTAACAACAACATTGCCTTTGTAATCATCTGTAAATGGTGATCCAAAATCTTCACCACCTCCATAACTACCACCAGCATCACCGACAACTATTGTACCGCCATAAGGTACATTAGCTTCATCTGTTGTAGCTTTTGGTGTAAACAAATATGAATTATCTGGTGTACCAGCAATATCAAAAATAAAATCACCGCTATCATCATACTGACCAGAAAAATATCCTCTACGCATTAGTTCATTTTCCATAGCTTTTTTTCTTAATTCACTTTGATTTCCAAATGGAAACTGCAATAGTGATCCTTGTAATGAAGGCAAAGAATCTTTTAATGTAACAAGATTTCCTTTACTTGGTAAAAAACCAATTGGACTATTGGAAAGAAAACCTGATTTTAAATAATCTAATAAATCCTCATTAGATAAATCACGCATATCATCAATAGAAAAATATGGTCTATCATCTTCAAATCCCTCACCACCACCTGTAACTTCGTTTGACATATTACCACCAAATTGATCTATTGGCTGACAAACTCCATCAATTAGTTGATACCCTTCTGGACAAGGATCAACAACTGGATCAGTTTGTATTGGCGGATTGAGAGGAGGAAACATTTGTCCTTCTTCTCGTAAATCAAAAACAGGATTTATTGCAGGAGGTCTTTCATAAGGTTTATTGATATACTCTGAAATAACATCCTGTGCTTTTTTCGATTCACCAAAAGGTACAAAATTAATCATTAGTTTAATCCTTGTTGTACTATTTTAGTTGCAAGTTTTTCTTTTTCCATGTCTAAATTATCTGTGTCTTTTACAACTTGTGTTGCAAGTTTTTGTTCTTCTAAATCAAGTTTCTTTGCTTTGATTGTCGAATCAACTTGTAGTTTTTTATTTGCCAATTCTAATTCAGCAGCAGCTTTCTGTTGTCTTAACTGAATATCCTGCTGTGCCACCTGCAATGCTGGATCAACTTTTGGTTGTTTTGGCTGCGGTGGAACAGTAGCAGGATTATTGAAGAATGGTGAAGCATCTTTATAACCTGAGTTTTGTAAATATTGTTCAAGAGTATTGTATATATTTTGCGGACTCACCATGTTCAAACCGCCTTGCATTAATAATTTTTCTTGTACCGCTAAAACTCTTTGTAAAACTTCTAATCGTTGATCTTGATTTCCAGTTCCAAGTCCAACTTGTACTGTAACATCATAACGATTAAACCATTCACGAGGATTCATTGGTACAAAATCATTATTAATTCTGATTAATCTTTCTGCATCCTGATATTCACAAACAATCGCAAAGATTGTTTTAAAAATATCTTTAACTCCTTCTGCAAAATTTCTTGCAATGAGTTCTATTCGTTGTGTTTGAGCCATCATCATTTGATTTGTTGATGTAGCCGTTGTGTGTGATTTGTTTATTGTATCGGCATTTAATCCCATTTGCTGTTTTGCTACACCAGTTCTTGATTCTTTGATTTCATCAATCTTTTTCATCATCGCCAAACCTTCATTTAAGAAGTTTGGTGTTTGCATTGGTGTTACAGCATTTGGTGATTTAACTCTTACAACTCCACCAGCTCTGCTCGTTAATAAATCATCTAAATTTGCTTGACCATCCACGACAAGAGTTCTTGCGTGGTTTTGGAAATACATATTATCAAGTGTATTTCGTAAAATGGTTGATGATACAGCTTGTATATCAGCAATCAGGTCATAAAAACTTAAACCAAAAAAACGATACGGCATAGGAATAGCTCGTACCATTGTTAATGGAATAAATGGTATTTCTTCGTTCTCTAACAGCTTGTAGTTGTTATATCCGTTGCCACCAACAGTAACTTTTCTTAGCTCTGCGATGCCATCACCATCCATATCAACTTTGATATAGCATTCCGTAACATTCACTACGGCTTGTGAAGGATCTAATGTGCTTACATTCAAATCTGTTGACGCATCATCGTAACTTCTTCGTGTAACTGCTTCTGTGTTGAATACTTCTTCATCCGATACAGGTAAATCATTGACGATTTCTGCATCATAACCCATGTCAATAAGCTCTGATCTCGTTTTATAGACTCTGTGAGCTATAAAATTACAATCTTTCATCGAAGTTGCTCTTTTAGACACCAAAATATCTTCTGGCGGCACACTTTCTATCTTTACTCTGCCTAAATCTTTGTTTCTGACTATCTCAACATCGTATTTTACAGGAAAAAGAGCATCGTCAGATGTTTTTTCGTCAACTTTTGTTATCTCGACTTCTGTATCAAGGAGCAATGCGTTATATTCTATTTCTGTTAGGTCTTGATACTGCTCTTTTTTCTGTTCTTGTGATGTATTCCAATAGATTTTGCAAAAACCATTCTTTTGAAGGAGTGCTGTTTTGAATAAATCGTATAAAATATTAAACCCATCGTTATCTTTATTAAAAATATGATTACAATAGTTCGAAATACTCTCTGCAAACCTGCTATCTTCTGGTTGTGTTGCTTCAAATCTTACCATGCGATCACTTTGCGTAAACATACGCATTAAGCTTGGTAAAACGGACTCTACTGTTTCCAATAATTCTTGTGTAACAACAGCACTTCTGCCTTCAACCTCGTTGCCGTATGGCTCACCAAGATAATATTTTAGCGATTGCTGACGTTGTTCCGATAAATCGGAGGTGTAAAAACCTAAAGAGTTTTGTACTTCCTGCGATATTACCTGTAATAATTCTGACTCTGTTTTTTTTGCCATTACATAATTCCTAAGTTTGGATATTTAATTTCCGTACTCCAATTTGTTGATGTATTTAATCCAACTGCCAAGTAACGGAAAGCATCCGCACTATGCGATGTCCAATCGTGTACTGGTCTATTTTTAATTTCTCCTCTATCGGTTGTACTCCATCTGTACTGACGAAGTGCATCCAATCCTAGTTTTGTTTTTTCGTGGTCAAACCAACATCGTGATAAAATCATTCGTACCGCATTGATACCATCTTCTACTGACAGCTTCGGAACAATTGATGTTACCAGACCTAAACTTTGTGCCGTTTCTATTCTTGATACTCCTGTTCCAATTTCTCTAACACTTGCATCGTGTGGAAAGTAATGTGTATCATACACATAACCTTTATCTTGCAGCATCCCTGCATAGTATTCTAAACTTTCACCACTATCTTCTTCATAATCTATTAAATGCAAAGCACTTCCTACTTGCTGCACAAACCATATAGAGGTTTTATCTGCCATTCCCAAATCCCAAAAAGTATTAACTTTTAGCTTGGAGTCATAGGGAACTTTGGTAACTCTTTTTTGCTCGTCAGCCAGTTGTAAGCTCTTGCCGTAGATTGAGCCGATACCAGCACTATCGAAGGAGCATTCAAACTCTGCTTCGTATATTTCTGGTGGCATTAACTTCTTAGCTTCTTCTAATTCTTCTTCAGGTACAATACCTGTTTCACTTGCTTTAAAAGTTTTTGCATACCATTGCTCATGGTGTATTCCGTAATCAAAGAGCTGCCAAAAGCTATTTCTTCCAGCAGGTGTTCCAATACTAATCATCCACCCTTCACGATCTACTAAGGCAGGTCGTACAATCTCTGTCCATAGATTGCTTGGCATTTGACTTGTTTCATCGAGAACGCATCCATCCATATATAAGCCACGCAAGGTATCAGGTCGTTCACATCCGAGCAGTTGAATACGACCACCATTCGGTAAATCGCATCGCAGCTCAGTTTCATGGTATTGCACATCTGGGAGGACATCTGTGTAATATTTTAAATAATCCCAACAGTTTCTTTTTGAAATCGAATATGTTGGAGAAATGTAATAGTATCGTGGATTTGGTAACTCATTTTGTAAGCACTTCTTGATCATCTCATTGATGCAAAGAACTGTTTTACCAAATCTACGATGGCATACTAAAACATTAAATCTCTTTAATGACTCGTGTATTTCCTTTTGCAGTTGTCTTGGCTTGTAAGGTATTGTTATCTTCTTCACGATTTCTGTTTAAGAAAATCATTCATGCGAGAAACATCTTTACCTTTAACAACACCTTTTCCTGAGTTATCAGAAAAGTTAGACTTGTTATTTAAAGCTTGTACTAAGTCCGTGAAGGAAATTACCTTCGGCTTATTTTTATTTGGTTTTTTATTTTTCATAAAATCCGTAAGCAAAATTGTTTTGTGTTAAAATGACTCCCAATTATAATGACACGATGGCATGGGGGTTGCTTAATTTTTTTGGCGGATTTCCGCCATTTTACTCAACATTTACTCAACACATAAAAAAAATGGCTGTTTTCTGCCATTATTTCTGGTTGTGATAACCGATGTCAACAAAATAACTGCAAAAAAATAATATTTTCTGTGGTAAAATAAATAATTTTTGGCGGTTTTCCGCCATTTTTGAAAAAATTTTAAGGTTTTTCGTGTCAAAAAGTCTTTTGCGACCAAAACTTGACGTAATAATCCTTATATTCCAATAAATATTCTACTTACCTTCTTTTTTTTCAATATTACTTTTTCTTTTCTTTTTAACCCTAAACCCATCCATATCGTTACCAATACGGAACTCACCTGTTAACACATCTACAATGCGTAATAGTTCCAATTCATTATCACTAATGGATTGTCGGTGATCTTGTTGGACTTGTGTCAGTTTCAAATTGTTTAACAAATTCTTTAATCTCCATTGCACTCTCAAACGATGTAAAGTGTGCTAATAATTCTGGTTTATTTGTTAATCTATTTGTAATCAAATAAAAAGTAACAAATGGATTGTTTTGTTCAATAATATCATCATCAATCATTACTTGCTCCATTCTATCTGAAACTTCTCTCCTTTAGAGTTTGTAAGAGATAATTGTTGTTTATCTGTGCCAAATGTTTTTGGACTTAGCTTTGAAGCTAGGAACTGCTTATGACGAACTAATATATCTAATGCTTTGATGCTATTGAGATTAATAGTTTTATCATTTGCTGCTTTCATCATGTTTCGTATTTCTTCTTCAACAGAATCAATTTGATAATGAATACCATCCGATTTAGCTTGTTCATAAGATTCTCGTAAATCTGGCTTCTCAGCCATCCACTTACGAAAAGTATTCCATGATAAGTTTTCTTTACTTATAGCTTTCCTAATACTTTCACCCTGTGCAAGTGCTTCTAATATTCTTTTAATCGCATTGCGTGATTGGTTATACTTTGGCGGTCTGCCATTAACTTTTGTAACTTTATTCATAACTAAATATTGTATGCTTGGAAGCTGCTGGAGATACTATATGATGTGTAAAAACAATTATCCGAGTCTGGTCTTAAAATAGATTATTTTTGTCAAAACTGTCAAACAAAAAAAAATATTTTTTTTATTCATACTTTGGAGCAATCAAACGATATATTTTTTGTTTATCAGTTTGTTTAAAATTTAATTTTATTTTTGTAATTATAAGCATGAGTAGTTCGCTGTATTTGTTTTTAGCTTTACGTCTATCAAGTGCGATTAATCTTCCAATTTTAGACCATGAGAGTCTTTTTCCACGAAGCCAGATGATTTTCCTATCATCTTCATTATTAATCAATTGTATAAGCTGTAAAGCTAATTCCCATCTTGATATGCTACGAGGAGATAAACTAATCGTTGGCTCACTATTGCCATAATTTAACCAATCAACTCTATTCATTTCTAGCCAAAAAGTAAGTTTCTGTCTGCGAATAGCATTTGGTAGTCTTTGATCCGTCAAAAACGCATCATAATATAATTGATCTAAATCGTGTTCCGTTATCCGCATAAATGTCTTGCATAGGAGAGAGCATCCTGTTTTGTTTTTTTATCAGCAACTTTTTCAAGCCATTCACTATAACGATGTTGTGAAAGTTTTTTACTCATCAAGCGAATGTACTTGTGTTCCATGTTTTGATGGTAACTTAATCCATTGTTTACTACTTGCTTGTAGTAAGGATTAGTATTCTTTGCTAACTTCTTAATTCTTTTATTTATATCTATATTAATAATAGGTTTAGTAGGAGGTGAAGGTTTGTTCATAGTATTTGCCTTTGAAGTGAATGTTTGTTCGTAGTCTTGAAATTCTTTCATCGTTAATTTGTAGTGGTTTTTTCCTTTTATCAACAACTTATACACAAGCTTATGCAAGTGTAATTTGGCTGTGGAGTATTGGACTTGACGTAAAGTAAGACCTGTTAGTTTTACCAACCGCCTATTCGTAGGATATGTTTCTCTGGTTTTGTTGTTATGATGCTGAAGTATGGCAGATGCAACTTTTATATCTGCAAAGCTAAAAGACTTACTAAATATTATTTTGTTAAGTAAGTTCCATTTTTCAACAAGCATTCACTCTCCGCAGCTTTGGAACAATCAGAATGGTAATTTTTCCAAAAAATCTGATTCTCCTCTACAATTCTTTTGTAGTGATAGCTTCTGTTGAGAATGTAGTTATCAGCTAAAGCTTTATTCTTCTCATCTTCAACTTTTGATTGTTGTACTTGACTCAAACTTTTCTCCTTCTTCACTTGGTGAAATTAAGTTACGATACAAGATACAACCTTCAGGAATATAAATCTCCGATCCTCGTTCATCACAATCAGGATCAGTATCTTTGCTGCAAAATAAAACAAATTCTGTTGGATCATTAGGATTCTTTTCCATCCATCCAACATTAATATTTACAGCAGCTTGACCATCCCAATTGGTTTTCCAGCGACCATCACCTTCTCGTGGATCTTTCCAAATAACAAAGTAACAATCTCTTGCAAACTTTTTAGTTATTTCCAAAAAATCCATATCGCATCCTGTAACATTAAAAAATGATTTCTAAAAGATTGTAACTTTTATGTAAATTCCAAATTTATTAAACTTTTAAAAAACATAAACATATTACTCACACAATTTTAAACACATTTTACATAGGAGTTGCACAAAAAATGATTTTACAAATGTTTTTTTACTTTTTTTCTTTTGTTTAACAAAGTAATTACAACACATGATGGATCGTAAGAATACTAAACCACATAAACCAAAACCGATTCCACCATATCTTTTAGATCGAGGTATTTATCATTTTTCTCCATCAAGTGCCAATACACCTCTTGATGTATGGCTTTACAAATATTGGTATTGTAGCAAAGAAAAAAGAAATAGTTTTAAGAAAAGTAGTAAATTACGATGTGGAACTTTAGCAGGAGATAGTGTTGCTGCTGATATAAATGGAAGTGTTCGACCACTTTATTTTTATGATGATTATAAAGATTGGAATGATTTTGAAGATCAAAAGCAATGGGAAAATGATAAAGAAAATATAAATGCTACAATCGAGCAAGTATTTTTAGGATTAAAAGATGTTGGAGTAAAGTGGGAAGATAAGAGAACAAAGATTGTATTTGAATACCCTGTAAGCTACGAGGATGAACGATTAGATGTACCTATCATTGGTTACACAGATATACAAACACCAACATTACTCGTTGAATTAAAAACAACTTGGACATCAAATAGAATTGTAGGCAAGAAAAAAGATTGGACACCAGATAAAGGATGGACTTACAGTTATAAAAAACTTCCTGAGAAACCTTATGAAAGTCATTTGCAACAAGCATCTTTTTATTATCACGCAACAAAAATACCAACAGTTATAATACAAGCCAACGCAGAAGATTTCGTACCTTTTTATGTAAAAGATTATGATTATAAAACGGCTTATAACAATTTAGTAGTTAGCTGCATGAAGAAACAAGAAGCAGCCAAACTAAAAAATCCATTTGAAGTTATAGAGCCACATTTTGAAGAGTTTAACAAATTGAGTTTTTGGTGGGATATTGGAGATAAATATTTAAACGAAGCAAAGGAGTTATATGGCTACTGAAAATGCCGATAATAAAAAACTATTTGATGCAATTAATGAAGTAAGAAATTCTGAAATAAAAGCAAAAGAAATTAAAGGCAAATCATACTTATATGTCAAAGATCGTAATTCTATTTTTAGAAAACATTTTGGTTTAGATGTTAGTTATCATTCTTCTTATGAATTAACCGAGCCAAAAGTTTTTAACTATGTAGATAAAAAAGGCAAAGAAGTTCATAAATTTATACCAGAATCAGTAATTGTAAAAACAGAAATATTTTATAAAAATAAATTTTTAGCTTGTGGATTAGCACAAGAATTTAGAGATTCTAATCATATCAATATAACAAGTGCAATGGAAAATTGCCAAACGTCATCGCTTGGTAGAGCATTAGCTTGTTTAGATTTGACAGGTACGGAATTTGCATCTGCTGATGAGATGCAAATCATGGATCGTAATCAAGGGGTGATTGACGATCTTGAAACATCAATAAATAGCAATACAGATACTTTGGAGAAGAAAGATTCTCATATTCCTCCACGAAAAGAAAGTAGTTCTTCTCCAACTGTATCTGAAAAAGAATGGAATAGGATTTATTCGGCATTGATTGAAACAACAAATCTTGCAGAACTTGGATTAGTTTTTACAAAAGATCAAATACCAATTGAAACAGATAAAGAATTAAAAAATGTTTATGACAATCAACACGGATTACTATCCAGAAACAAACCACAAGGAGATGATTGGGATGAGTTCATTTGAATTAAAAGAAGGTAAAGGAAATGTATTTACAAATAAAAATAAAGATGAAAAACATGATTATTATGGATCGTTAAAAGTATCTCGTGATGTAAGAGCAGGAGAAACAATAAAATTTCAGGGATATAAAAATGTTAGTCAAAACAATCCTGATCTTAAATTTATCGGCTTACAAATGTTAGATAAAAGAGAAAAAGATTTGTAATGGATTTATATAATCAAGTTACAGATATACTTGAAGAAGCTGACTCTCTTGTTGGTGGTGAAAGAAAAATTGCGTATGGTCAATTTGATAAAAACCACGAAGATATTGCTAAAATTTGGAGCGTTATTTTAAAAACACCAATAAGAGCTGATCAGGTAACATTGTGCATGGCAGGTGTTAAAATTGCAAGAGCTTCTAACCCTGACACATATAATAGAGATAATTTTGTCGATGGAGCTGCATATCTATCTATGACAAACGCACTACAAATGAAAAAAAATGGTGATTTATGAACACAGATTTAATTGAAAAAATATTGCGTGAAAAATATAAATGGGATCAATTTCCTCTGCCAGTAATTCGTATTTCAAAACAAATAGAAAAAAAAGTTGTGCATTTAATTGAATATAAAAAAAAGGTTATAAATGGGAAAAAATCTTAATAATATAAATAACAATTCTAAAGTATCAAGAACGAGCCAAAAAATAGCAAGTCCATTAACAGAATTGTTTTTAAAAGAACATGAATTTTTTGTGCCACAAAGCAAAAGAGCTTTAGCAAAAGCATTAAAGAAAAAGAAGAAAAGAAAATGACACCAAAGCAAAAAGATATTTTAAAATTTGTCAACAAGTTTTGGGTGGATAATGAATATTCTCCTACTTACAAAGAAATACAAAATGGTTTACAAATTAATTCATTAACAAGTGTTGCTTCGTGCTGCAAAAGTTTGATGCGTAGAGGTTATTTAACAAAGTTAAAACATTCACATCGTAGCATAGAAGTAACAGAAAAAGGGAGGATGTATTAATGAAAAAATATTCACACATGACTATTGAGCCAAGTAAATTTAACGAAGGAGAGTTTGTTGTTTATAAATGGAGTAAGTTTCCAAAGAGTAGTGTACTGGCAGGTCAGGATCAAAAAATTTATGTAGATAGTTTTGCTTCAGAAGAAGCTGCACAAAAAGAATTTCCTAAAGCAATACCTTCAGCTCCATACAATCCAAATAATGTAACGCATTTACCAGATGAAGAAATGAGTGCGTATGATGAAGAACAATATTTTTTTGGTAATGATAGTTAATGCTTAAAATAGAAAAAAATATACCTGTGCAACCAAAACGAGAAAGTAATAATACAAGAGTTGTAAGAGAAATGAGTTTTGGAGATAGTGTGTTTTTTCCAAAAAATAAATTAATTTACAAAAATCAAGGCACTAG